ATTCGAAAGGTATTTTACCGGCCTAAGAATTAGCGGTCCAAGTAACATAGCTATTAAAAGGAGTTAATTATGAGCTACTATCCCGCCGCAAAGATTATTAACGATACGGCCGCCCATACGGGGCGTTTTGGTTGTATAAAAGCTTTGCAAGATTCTGTTATTAATACTTTAGTAGCGGAAAATATATCGGGCGATCTTACCGACTTACAGTTTAAAAGTAATACCGCTATAGAAGGAGTTATTACGAGCGTTAAATTAGATAGTGGAACCGTAATCGCATATTTAGTCTAATGGGTCTTACTTCGGGACTAAGAAAAGTAACTTCGAGGGTAGTTAATAAACTTACCGGCGACGTTACTATACGGCAAATAACAAACGGGGCATACGATACGTCTACCGGTACGGTTAGTGAAAGTAATACCGACGTTACTATTAAAGGTTTAGTCCAAAACGTAAATAATAACGAGGTAAATGATTTAATCCAAGCGGAAGATAAAAAAGTTACCGTAGCCGCTAAAGATTTAACTTTCACGCCTACTCCTAAAGATAAAGTTGTAATTAGTTCCGTTGTATATCAAATAGTAAGAGTAGTAACCGAAGAGCAAGAAAATACCGCTGTTTATTTTGATTTATTTTTGAGGTCTTAATGGCTAGACAAATAAGGTTAGATCAAATAGATGATGTAATGAGTGAAGCGGTACAAAAACTTGTAGCTAAAGTTACTTTGGATTGGACTAGAAGAGCTAAAAAAGCAACGCCGCAAGATACCGGTAATTTATTTAGAGGTTGGCAAACCGATATACAAAAATTTAAAGGGACTATTATAAACCCTGTAGTTTACGCGGAACCTGTAATTTACGGCACTAACTTACCTCCTAGTTGGCAAGGTAGGTGGAGAACTAGACGCGGTACTATAAAAGGTTTTCCAGAATTACAAGCAAAACAACTTACGCAACAATATGTACCACAACAACTTAAAAAGATTATAAGGGAGAGTTAAATGGCCGCTACTGATTTAAATACCGTTAGATCAACTATTGAAAGTAGATTAGCTACTGAGTTAGCAAGTAGTCCGGCTATTCCGGTTGTATTTAGTAATATGCCTTTTGATTCTAAAAGCCAAGATAGTTTTGTTCAATGTGAAGTAAGTTTTGGGGGAGGCACTTTAATTTCTATGGGAGATCAAACTAACGCTTCTAATTCTATAGTCGGTTTAGTCCTTTTAAATATATTTACGGAAGACGGTATAGGGTCGGGTGCTAATTTTACTATTTGCAAACGTTTGAGGGACCTTTACAATAGAATTACAGTTTCCGGTGTTATTTTTGATGCGGCGGTTGGTCCAGAAATACTAACGGCTCCTCCCGAAGGTAAGTTTGCAACCCAACTTCGAATAACTTTTGAAACATTTGAATCACTTTAATTATGGCTAAATTAGAAATTACTGAAGAAATGCTCGATGCAATCGAACACGTTAAAGGAAGAAGAGAAGCTAATTATTGGGACCCCGAATGCAGAAAGTATTTTGAGTCGCAACAAAATTCTAAAAAAGATGCAATAAATTCTAAAAAAGGATAATATAAATATAAATATTATTTTTTAAGTCATGGCTACCGCTATTAGAGGAGATGTAGGCAAGATTATGTTTCATAACGCCGCCGGTACTGAGGCCGATGTAGCGGGAACAAGATCATGGTCTTTAACTGTAACTAAAGATACTCACGAAACAACCGCTCAAGGCGATACATCTAAAAGTTTTATCGGTGGTCTTATTTCCGGAGAGGGTTCAGTTGAGCTTCTTTATGACACCGCCGGTAACAGCGACTATCAGGCACTTATAGATGACGTATTAGTGACCGGAGATGCCGCCGATGCTTTGTTTGAATTATTTCCAGATTCCGGTACTGCCGCAAAAAAAATAGGTTTTTCCGGTATTATTACGGGTGCCGAGTTTGGTGCGACTCTTGGAGAAACTCAAATAGTCAATATTTCGTTTATTACATCAGGTGCCATAACTTCAGCTATATAGTAGATTAGGGTAATTAAAAAAATAATTTATGACTAAAAGAGGCATAGACCTACTTACGGAAGCCTACGGCGACGTAATGTCTACAAGGCGTAAGTATGAATTAGACCTACCGAACGGGCAAAAAATAGAATTATATTTTCCGCCTTTAACAAGATTTGATAGACAAAAAGCACAAAAAGCGGCCGGAACAGATGACGCTCTTATTGTATCGACTCAACTTCTTTGCCAAATGGCTGAAAAAGAAGATGGGAGCAAATTTTTTGCGATGGCCGACGCTCCAGATTTACAAAGACTTTTGCCTGAGAAGGTTTTAAATGATGTTGAGCTTTTTTTATTTGAAGTTAAATTAGACTTAGATACAGCAAAAAAAGTATAAGGAGGAATAACTGGCTTAACTTTGAGTTTTTCCTCGCAACTGAACTAGGTAAGACCGTAGAAGAACTTCGAAAAAATTTAACCGAAGAAGAATTTATTTATTGGGCGGCTTATTACGAAAACAAACACGAAAAAGAAAAACTTATACTGCAAAGAGCAAAAAACCGGTAATATATAATTAATAATTATTTTCATTAGTGGCCGAAAGTATAGTTACCCTAAGAGTAGATACGAGTCAGGCGACTAGAGCGTTAAAGGGTGTACAAAATCAAACTAATAGTTTAAGTAAAGCCGTTGGCGGTTTAAAAACTGCTTTTGCGGGCGTTGGTTTTACTCTTTTAGCAAAACAAGCTATAAATGCGTCGGCTAATTTTAATAAATTAAATTTACGTTTAAGTCTTTTAACAAAAGCAACCGGTCAGTTTGCCGAAGCTCAAGCTATAGCTACTGAAGGACAAAAACTTTTTGGAATGAGTGCGACCGAAGCTTTAGAGGGAGTAACTAACATAACAGCTAGATTAGCTCCTTTAGGCGTTAGTTTAGAAGATATAAGACAAACATTTTTAGGCTTTAATACTGCCGCTAAATTAGGTGGTGCATCTACAATGGAAGCAACCGCCGCTTTTAGGCAATTAGCTCAAGCTTTAGGTTCCGGAAGATTAGCCGGCGATGAATTTAGAAGCGTATCGGAACAAGTTCCCTTAATTTTAAAACCGTTATCGGAAGAATTAGGCGTATCTACCGGCGAGCTTAAAAAGTTAGCGGCGGAAGGAAAGCTTACTAGCGACGTTGTAATTAGAGCTTTAAGTAAATTATCGGAGGAGGGGCAAGCAGATTTAAAAGCTATTTTAGAAGCAGACCCGACGCAAGTATTTAAAAATTTAAGTAATGCGGGCGAAGCTTTAAGTATTACTATCGGTAATATGTTAAGTCCGGCTGTATTAGGAGCAACTAAAGCTTTGACGGCCCTGATAAAAACTTTAAGCGATTTCTTAAACACTGAAGCAGGGCAAGTAACGGCTATTTTTACGGGAACTGCTTTAGCGGTAAAAGCTTTAACTGTAGTCGTTCCTTTAGTTACGGGAAAACTCGTAAGTTTAGCGGCCTCTTTTCAAATAGCGGCGGCAAATTCTTTTTTAGCAAGCACCGGTTTAAAAGGAGTTGCGGCTTCTAGTTTTATAGCGGCGGGGGGTTTATCGTCGGCGGCTATAGCGGCACACGCTTTAAAAATTGCTTTAGCTTCCACCGGTATAGGTTTATTAGTAGTTGGTTTGGGATTTTTAGCTACGGCTTTTTTGAAAGCTAATAATGAGATGCAAACCTTCAATACTTTATTAGAGTCAGGTTCCGTAGCTGATATTGATGCTCAACTAAAAGCTACTAAAGAAAGAGTTGACGAATTAAAGGTTGCGATAAGTGAAGTTGAGGGCGGTGGAAGATCAGCTCAAGGAACAAAATTAAAACTAGGAAGAGATTTAGAAAAAGCTAATGAAGAACTTAATAAATTACAAATTGCTTTAGATGCCGCAGAAGCAAGACAACTAACTAATGAATTTAATATTCAATTAGATACTTTAAAAGAACAAAATAAACAATTAACTAATAGTGTCATAAGGTCCCAACTTAAAACCGAAGAAGAGCAAAAAGCTTTTGATTTAGAAACACAAATAGCTGAAATAAGAAAACAATTTAGCGGGGAAGAAGAAGCAAGATTAGTTAGTTTAGCTAAACAAAATCACGAGCTAA